GGCCTATGACGCAATGAATGATCGTCAGCAGGTTACTGATCATCCAGCATTGCGTCTGTTGAATAAGCCTAATCAGTTCATGACTCGTCAGGAATTCATTGAAGTTATCCAGCAGCATATTGATCTGATGGGTGAATCATGGTGGCAGGTAGCCATAGCTTCATATAGTACAGATGACACAAGACCTTTCCAGTTATGGCCATTACGTCCGGACAGGGTATCAATTGCTACTGATCCACATCAGTTCCTTACTGGCTATGTCTATACAACTCCTGATGGTCAGAAGATTCCGCTTCCGAAGGAAGATGTTATCGGATTGAGAATGCCTGATCCTCGTAATCTGTACAGAGGTATTGGACCAGTTCAGTCTATTCTTACTGATCTGGATTCTTCTCGTTATGCCGCTGACTGGAATAGGAACTTCTTCAAGAACTCTGCTATTCCTGGTGGTGTTATTGAAACACCTACTCAGTTGAATGATTCTGATTATCGTTCAATGGTTATCCGTTATCAGGAGCAGCACAAGGGAGTAGCTAATTCTCACCGTGTAGCAGTACTGGACAATGGTGGAGTATTCAAGCCTATGGTTTATTCCATGAAGGATATGCAATTCGCAGAGCTTAGACAGGTTGCATCTACTCAGATTCTTGAAGCATTCGGATTCCCTAAGTTCATGCTTGGTCAGGTCAATGATGTGAATCGCGCGAATGCTATTGCATCCAAGATGATGTACGCAGAGAACTTGCTGATTCCAAGACTGGAACGTATCAAGCACACTTTGAACAAGGATCTGCTTCCACTGTTCGGTACAGCAGGTGAGGGTATTGAATTCGATTACGAAGATCCTACTCCAGTTGATGAAGAGACAGAGGCAAAGATTCTGTTTGACAAGGCTCATGCTGCACTCTTCCTTTCTCAGGCAGGATATGATAAGGAAGGTATTCTACAAGCATTACATCTTCCAGATATTAAGGTGTCTTCTATCCCTGTACCTGTTCCACAGAATCCACCTGGTGATCAGGTATCTAATACAACTCCAGAAGGAGGATAAACAATGAGCCGTAGTTGGTACAAGATTGAGAATAAGGTAGCTGATAAAAGCGCTACAATGTGGATGTACGATGAAATCGGTGGTTATGGTATTCAAGCACAGGACTTTATTAGTGAATTGAATGATATCGACGCCAGTGAAATCAATGTCCATATCAATTCTCCAGGTGGAGAAGTCTTTGAAGGTCTGGCTATTTATAATGCTCTGAAGAATCATCCTGCCAATATCAATATCACTATTGATTCTCTTGCTGCTTCTATCGCATCTGTTATTGCTATGGCAGGTGACAGTGTGAAGATGGCGAAGAATGCAGAGTTCATGATTCATGAAGGTCACGCACAGACAAGTGGTAACTCAGCAGATTTGACAAAGATGGTAGCGCTACTGGATAGAGCCTCCGATAACATTGCTTCTGTATATGCTGACAGAGCTGGTGGAGATATCAGCCAGTGGAGGGCTGCAATGCAGACAGAGACTTGGTTCAATGCTGAGGAAGCCGTAAAGGCTGGCTTGGCTGATGAGGTACTGAAGACCAATGGAAAGTCTGTTCGTAATATTGCTGACCTTAAGGTCTTTAATTTCGCAGGAAGAAACTTTGCTCCAGATCCTGTACTGAATGCTGATAAGCCGAAGACAGAACCTTATGGCGAAGTTGAATATGCTGATCCTGGTTATCAAGAAGACAAGCAGAAGCGCTATCCTATTGATACAGAGGAACATACTAGAGCAGCCTGGTCGTATATCAATCAGGAAAAGAACGAACAACTATATACTTACGCAGATCTTGATAAGATTAAGACTAAGATCAAGGAAGCTGCAAAGAAGTTCGGGATTGAGATCTCGAACAGAATTGATACTCAATCCCTATTGAACGCACTAAAGGAAGGTCTTAGAAATGGCTAAGATTAATGTTCCCACTAATCAGGCAGAGCTAGAAGAGCTTCTTGCCGATTCGTCAAAGATGGATAATGTCATTAAGGAAGGTCAGCTTAGTGACGTTGTAAAGAATTATGCTGCTAATGTGGCACGTAGAGATCCTGACCTTAAGGCACAGGTAAAGGAGCAGGTTGATTCTGTTCTTACTGACTTCATGCAGGCCAATGGCCAGAAGTTCACTCCTGGAGATGCTACTTATCAGCCAGGCCAGGGCAAGAGCACTGCTGTATACAACAAGGCTGCTGCGGGTGCTGTTAAGGAAGTAGAGTCTGAGTTCACTGGAATGCACGACTTCTTCAGTACTATCTGGCACAATGCTCCTCGTTCTCGTGATCATGATGACAAGATGGCCAGACTTCGTACAGTAAGTAACGCTTTCAGTTCTAACGATGGTTCTTCTGGTGGATTCCTTGTACCAGAGACTATGCGTTCAGAGATCCTTCAGCTTTCTCTGGAAGACAGTGTTGTACGTAGTCGTGCAACTGTTATCCCAATGTCTTCTGCTTCTATCCTTCTTCCATTCGTGGATGAGACAAGCCGTGTTTCTAGCGTTAAGGGTGGAATCGTAGGTTACTGGACTGAAGAGGCTGGTGCAGCTACTCTGTCCAACGCTACATTTGGTAGCAAGAGACTGAATGCCCACAAGCTGACTACTTACACTGAGGTTCCTAATGAGCTTCTTGCAGATGGTATTGCATTTGAAGCATTCGTAGGATCTGCATTCCCACAGGCTCTCAACTTCTACGAAGACAGTGCCTTCATGAATGGTAATGGTGTAGGTCAGCCAGAAGGTTACCAGAATGCTGCTGCTGCTGTAGTTGTAACAAAGGAATCCGGACAGCCTAATACCACAATTGTGTGGGAGAACATTGTAAAGATGTATTCTCGTATGCTTCCTGCTTCTCTTAACAAGGCTGTATGGGTTGTTCCACCTAACGCGTTCCCTGAGCTTGCAACGATGGCTCTGTCTGTTGGTACTGGTGGATCTGCTATCTGGCTGAACAACGGTCAGGTTGGACCTCCAATGACAATCCTTGGTCGTCCAGTAATTGTTTCTGAGAAGGCTCCTACTCTTGGAGCACAGGGAGATATCGCATTCGTTGATATGTCCTACTACATGATTGGTGACCGTCAGGCAATGACTGCTACCAGTTCTCAGGACTTCAAGTTCCAGCAGGACATGACAGCCTTCAAGGTTGTATCTCGTGTAGATGGCCGTATCTGGCAGTCATCTGCTCTTACTCCTAATAACAATGGATCTACACTTTCTTCTGTAGTTCTTCTAGGCGCACGATAAGATAGTCAAATAGGGCTAGGCATTAAAACCCCTAGCCCTATCCATAATCCTATTAGCAATAAACCCCTAATAGGAATCGACAAAGAATTGAGGTAACCATAATGGTTGCAACTGGAACAGGACTCGGAAGAGTCTTTAATGCTGTTATCGTAGCTGATGCTATCTACATTAATCTAAAGGCCGGAGAAGCTGTAACGTTTCTTGGTTATAAGTCTGGTGGAGATACTTACACAGTAAACGAGGGAACAGCCGCTGGTGGTGGAACTACTGCCGCACTAGCCAAGATCACTGATGTATACACATCCAATGGTGTTGGTGGAGCATGGACTAAGGTCACTCAGGCCGCTGGTTCGTCTTATGTTGCGTCTGCTGATGGTGTGTCTATCACTATTCGTGCAGATCAGCTATCTGATGGAAAGACTTGGATCAACTGTGCATCTACCTCAACGGGTACTGTAACTGCTGTTGTTCATGATCTTTCTACTATGCGTACACCTGCCAACCTTCCATCTCTAATCGTATAAGGAGCATGACATGACTGTAATCATTCAGGGCGATCAGCTCCGTACAATCGATCTAGGACAAGGACCAGTATCAAAGGCATCTGGTGCAAGCCCTACTACTGTTGCAGCTTTCACTGTTGCTGGTGGAGAAGTTATGATCACAGCTCTATGGCTGAAGGTTACGACTTCTATCACTACTGACTCTGGAACGCTTGCTGTCAACCTTGTTCCAACAACTGGTGACACACAGACTCTTGTGACTGCTACTGACTTGGGAACTACTGACACTACAGCGGGAACAGTCGTTGGACTGGACAGCGGTACAACTGCTGCTTCTAAGTTCCTTCGTGGTGGACGAGTTAACCTTAATGCTATTGCTACTACAGGAACCATTAACTTGATTGGTGCTGCTTCTGTAAATGGTGCAGTAACTATTAATGTTTGCTGGATTCCACTGACTTCAGGAGCTACGCTAGTAGCTGCTTAATACTCAATAGATAAGAGCCGTATCGTATCTTATATACGGTACGGCTCTTTCACTTTAAGGAGAAATGCAATGGCTACAAATGGTGGCTACTGGTCTCTGGTAGGGATTATCGATCAGGCTAATTCTCTTCTGGAAGAGTATGAGTCTCGTCCTCCGTACTGTTGTCCTAATGATGGAACTCCTCTACTGGAAGCCAACGCTGGTGTCATCTACTGTCCTTGGGACGGATGGCATTATGATGGAAGGGCACACTCTTAATACCGAAAGGATTTACCATGGGAATTCACTACTGCACAAGAGAAGATGTTCGTGCCGCTCTTGATATCAAGGAGAGTTACAGAACCAATAATGAGATCGACAGAATCATTGAGACTTCTTCTCGTAATATCGAGAACCTGACCAATAGACTTTTCTATCCACAGATCGCTACGAAGTACTTCGACTATCCAGCACATAACTATTCACGTAGTTATCGTCTGTGGTTCTTTGAGCCAGGAGAGCTTATCCGTGCTACTTCTGTAGTATCCGGTGGTGTAACTCTGACTCCTCCTGATTACTATCTTGAGCCTATCAATACTGCTCCTCCATTTGATCGCCTTGAGATCAACCTTGACAGTACTGCTGCGTTCAATGCTTCCTCTACTTTCCAGAGAGCTACTGTCGTTACAGGAGTCTGGGGATATCAAGAGGATCTGCAAAGCGTAACGACTCTGTCAGCTACGATTAATAGTTCTGTTACTTCTCTGGCTATTCCTGATTCATCTGTTATCGGTGTCGGAGATCTTATCCAGCTAGATAATGAGTACATGAATGTAACCAACAAGGCTATGGTTACTACTGGACAGGTG